TGTGTTATTATTAAACCATCAAAGCAGACCACAAAAAAGGAAATTAACATGAGCAAGTACGCAGCAGCCGAATCAATCAAAGCTCAGATAGCCAAGCTAGAAACCCTTTTCGACAAAATGGTCGATGGCGTGATCGAAGCAACAGACGCGCAACAGCAAACAGTAATCGACCGGCTGGATACGCTTGGCGAAATGTTGAGCAACGAGCTGGCAGGCATACCGACTCAGTGGGGCGTTGCTTGAGTAACATCACCTGGGGCGTTTGCCGCGCCCCTGACGGCTCACCGCTTCGCACGGTGTTTTGCTTAGATTGCCGTGAAGTGTTCGGGCGATACTTAACTGGGATAGATCATATGGACGTATTGGACCAAGCGCAGTCGACACATAGCTGCCCAGGCTGCAACCGTAAACTGCCACTGCATCTGAATATACACGTGGCCGAGCTGGAATATATTTTATGCACCCGGCCAACACTGGAGCTTGAGCCGAAGAGCACGGAAACATGGTACCGGCCGGATAAGAAGATCAAGACTGACGTGCCGTTCACTTGCGCGGGCGGCTCAGTGGTCGCAGGACAACGCACATCAAACGAACACCGCATAACCATGGCAACCCTACCGCCATAAACGAAACGCCCTTGTAGGCGATCACAGGAGCCACCATGAAAACCATTCCATATGATGTTACCCGCTGCGCAGCAAGAATGGATTTCGACCCTGACGGCAAGTGGTGTGAGCACAGAAACACGTGCCAGCGATTTATGGCGTGGTCAGAATGGGACGCGGCTGCTGGTATACCGCATTATCGGGGTATAGCCGTTGTGATGGGGCGTGAGGATTGCGGTATCAAAATCGAGACTTTGGAGAAAACATGAGAATTTATTGGAATGAAGCGCCAGACCAAGCTACCCATCTCGATACGCTTGCTGACTTGTGGTGCAAAGAAGGAAATTTCTGGCATGGCGGCGGATGGATTCGTACCGACAACTTGGAAGACTTGGGGAATAGTCGTTACACACCGCGGCCTGTAAATGCGAACCCTATGGACGACAACTGCCCCGCCGCTCGCATTGGTGAGCTTGGCAACCAGGTGCACAACCTTGGCTGCGATTACCAGAACGACGAGGATCTTTCGGATGAACTGGGCCAGGTGGCCGTGACGTTGTGGGATATCGCCAAGAAAGCTGCGATCCGCCCTGTAGAAGCATGGCAGCCGGAAGTGGGCGAGGTGTGCGAATGCGACTGGGCAGGCACAGGATGTTTTTCAGCGGCGATTGTAAAGTACGCTGGCAGCAGCATTATTATTGTTAGCTGTGGAGGGTCTGAGCTAATTGTTTTCGTTGAGGACGCTGCCGAGCAACTTCGGCCAGTCCGCACCCGGGCCCAGACCGAGCGCGAAGAGCTAATCCGCATCGCCACCCAAGTCCTGATTCAAGATGATGTGATAACCGAGCGGAACGCTGCTGAGGCGCTTTTTGAGGCTGGTATGCTAAAACCACCAAAGGACTAACAAGGGGCCAGTCGTGAGCCGCACAAAACACCACAGAGCACAGAAAAACCAGCACTGCGGGCAAGACCTTTGGAGCCGCAGACCGTGCGCAGGCATGGCATACAACTCCAGCAACAAAGAGCTTACGCGCAGAAAGGAGCGAGCCGCCGTCCCCGCGCTGATCGAACGAGAGATGGATGACGAAGCTCTGTACAAGGCTGTAATGTTAAATCTTCCAAATTACTAACATCGGCGGACGGTTTGATGTATACTGTACTTGGGTTGTGATAGGCCCACTAAACGAGAGGTTAAAACAGTTAGTGCATTCTCTCAGCGGCGTCCTTTCCGTCACTATCACCTGAGTTAATGTGCTAACTTTTTTATGGGAACTTGATATGAAAGATTTGATTCTAGTTGCAAGCGAAGCAATCAACGGCGACCAAGTGCAAACCGTTAATGCGCGGGAACTTCACGGATTTTTGAAAGTAGGCAGGGACTTCTCAAACTGGATTAAAGCCCGCATAGAGAAGTATGGATTTTTAGAAAATGAAGATTACGTAGTATTCGCCGTTTCTGGCGAAAATCCCCAAGCCGGTCGACCAACCACCGATTATCATATTTCAATAGACATGGCCAAAGAGTTGTCCATGGTTGAGAACAACGATCAAGGCCGAGAGGCGCGGCAGTATTTTATTCGGTGTGAAAAGCAGGCGAAAGCACAAGTCGCGCCAATTCAAGACCCGCAGTTGGCCGCAATGGTCATGGCCTTGACACAGATCGACCAGGTTAAGCAGGAGCAATCCAGCCAACGCCTAGAACTGGAAAACCTGAAAGCAAAAATGACGGCATCACCCGAGCAGTTTTATACTGTCGCCGGGTACGCGTCACTTCGCGGTATTAACGTCGACGTTAAGCGGGCAAACGCACTGGGCCGCAAGGCAACTAAACTGTCCAAAGAAAACGAGCTAGAAACTGGAACGGCGCACAGCTCAATCTTTGGTACGGTCAAAACTTATCACGTTGATATTCTTTGTGAAGTCTTCAGCACTTTGCTATGATTAACACAAGCGGAGGACGCTCCGCCTAGTCTTCCCCGGCCGCTTTGCTTGCATACGCTGGGATAGGCGACACGCAACCCACTTGGCGTAATAAGCGGGCACCAATTAGGGCTCTGACGGATCAGATAAAAATCCGCGCTTGGCGCAAAGGCGGCCAAACAGAGTCCTATTTAGTGTAGTGAGCGCACAACGGGATGCGCCCTTAGTGGATAAAGTGCTGTTGGGGTCTGGCTTAGTCGCCTCGGGTCGAACAGATGGGCACTACACGCCTATTGCTACTGAGCCCCGGTTCAACTCCGGTCACTACACTACTTTCGCGCCGCTGGCATGCCGGTGAATGTATGCTTTCCGTTGATCTTGGCTACCTTCGGGTAGTCTTTTTTTTGTGCTATAATAAACGGGCGGATAGGCTGGCCAGCCGACAAGCGACTTCACCGAGTCGTTTCCGCAAACCTTTTTCGGTGAAGCTAAACGGTGATAGCTATGAAAATATGTACACGCTGCAAAGAAGATAAGCCCATATCTGAATTTTATAAGCACAAGGCAGGAAAAAACGGTATAGCAGCTTCCTGCAAAGATTGCTCTAAAAAATCTATCAGAGAAAACTACGAAAAGAATAAGATTCGAATAAACAAATATAACCGTGAGTATCACTCAAAAAACAGAGCTTCAATAATATTGGTGCAGGCTGCGTATCGTAAAGATAACAAGATCAGTATAGCGGCGCGAAATGCAGAGTGGAGAAGCGAGAACAAAGAATCGTTAAAGGCTAGCAGGGCCGAATATTACAAAGAAAACTCAGAAATACTGAAAGAAGAATCAAAAAGAAGGTACAAAGAAAGCCCAGATAGGAGGAAGTCAGACAGGTCAAGAAACATTGAAAGATACAAGCATAACGAAAGAGCGCAAGGAAAAAGAAAGTATCAAAAGCTAAAGAATTGCGAGAATTATAAGGCGTCATGTGCGGCTAGAGGAATGCTGCACAGGGTTATCGGGATAACAAAGACAGGAAAAAAAGAAAAACAGAGACGGCCTTAGGTTATTCTTTCGATAGCTTTAAGAAACACATAGAGATGCAGTTCGATGATACTATGAGTTGGGACAACCACGGGGCGGTGTGGCATGTCGACCATATAGTTCCTGTAATGACTTTGATAGCCGCCGGAATAACAGACCCCAAAAGAGTAAATGCACTAGATAACTTGCGTCCATTGTGTGCCCATGAAAACATGAGCAAAGGCGATAGGTTTGTTTTGGAGCCAAAAGAGTATTCAAGAGCATTTAAAGTATGAAAAATAATCCAGTAGGCAGGCCAAGAACCACCGTCGACGACCTCAAGAAAGATTGGCAGCAGATCATCATGGACTGCGGGCAAGAAGGCGGCAGCGCCGTTGAAATGCGATGCCTGCTAGCATTAGGCGAGTCGGCATGGGGTACATTGCTTGAAGACTCTGATGAATTTCGACGAACCGTAAAAAAGCGGGCAAGACTTATGCCAGGTTTGGTGGGAGCGTCAAGGCCGCAAGATGACAACAGGCGCGGACGGCAACGCAACAGTCTGGATCTTCAACATGAAGAACAGGTTTAGCTGGCATGACAAGCAGCAGGTAGACCACACAAGCTCAGACGCAAGCATGACCCCCAAAGACCACGGAGCCGCCGTTCTAGCCGCATTGCGTGCCAAGCATGACCCCAAGTGATGTAGCAGAGAACAGAGCCGACCTACTAACTTTTACTCGAACAATGTTCCATGCGCGCAAGGGCACAGACATAAAGCGAAACTGGCACCAAGATGCAATATGCAATGCCCTTGAGCGCGTCGTTATTGGTGACTGTAAGCGGTTAATTATTAACGTCCCACCGCGATCAGGAAAGACAGAGCTGGCGGTAATCAACTTCATTGCCTGGTGCATGGGCAACTTCCCAGACTCCGAGTTCATACATGCCAGCTATTCAAAGCGCCTAGCCACGGCCAACGCTTACGCCGTTCGAGCTATCATGCAGCATGAGAGGTATCTGGAGGTATTCGGGCACACGTCAATGTCTGGCGATTCACGCGCCAAGGATGAGTTTAGAACGGCGCAAGGCGGCATCGTCTACGCTACCGGCGCGGAAGGAACAATTACGGGCTATGGCGCGGGCAAGATGCGTGCCGACTTTGGCGGGGCGATTATCATTGATGACCCTCACAAGGCTGGTGAAGCCAACAGCCCAACGATGCGGCAGAACGTGCTGGACTGGTTTGCCACCACAATGGAAAGCCGCAAGAACAGCCGTGACACTGCCATCATCGTCATAATGCAGCGGTTGCACGAGTCAGACCTTAGTGGCTGGCTACTTGACGGCGGCAACGGCGAGGACTGGGAGCACCTAAACATTCCAGCGCTTACCGAAGATGAGAAGTCATTCTGGCCTGAGCAGTTCGGGCTAGACACGCTGCACCGCATACGCGACACCAACGGTTACGTGTTTGCCGGTCAATATCTACAGCGACCAGCCCCAATAGGCGGCGGCATATTCAAAGATGAGTGGTGGCAGTATTATAAAGTCCTGCCCAAAATCAAATACCGTGCCATCTACGCAGACACCGCACAGAAGACCAAAGAACAGAACGACTACAGCGTGTTCCAGTGCTGGGGCATGGGCGAAGACGGGCGCATATACCTGATCGACATGGTGCGCGGCAAGTGGGAAGCACCGGAGCTGCTAGTAATTGCCAAGGCGTTTTGGGATAAGCACAAAGCAGAGCCTCGCATTATGGGTACGCTCAGGCAATTCAAGGTAGAAGACAAGGCAAGCGGAACCGGCTTGATTCAGCAGCTAAAGCAGAAGAAGGTTCCAGTCGACGGAATACCCCGAAGCATAGACAAGGTGTCTAGGGCTATGGATGCTGCACCCCATGTTCAGGCGGGAAACGTAGTATTGCCAGAAGACTCAGAGTGGTTGTCTGATATACTAAACGAAGCAACAAGTTTTCCGAATGCTTCGCACGATGATACACTTGACCCGATGATGGACGCCGTATCTGATATGCTAATCGAAAAACAGCGGCCAAGTTACGCCGATCTACTATAGGACATAACATGCCCAGCTTCCCCCGCAGATTCGCAGACGGCATCACCAGCCTCACCAACAAGCTGGCCAACCGTCGCAACGCCCAGTCAAGCAACCGCATGACCAGTAGCCGCGTTGACTGGGATGAGCTGCGGG